ATTTAGTAGACCTGTTACATGTCAAGGAACTATGCCAGACCGAATTGAAGACATGAAAGATGACATGGACATGAACGGGCGAGACATTACGCAGTTCGCAAAAGACATATTCACAGCAGGTGTTACTTATGGTTGTACGCACATCCTTGTTGACTTCCCTCAGTTCTCTCCAACAGCAACACTGGCAGATGAACGAGCCTCTGGTGTTCGACCACTCTTTGTTCATGTTAAGCCGACTCAGATTCTTGGTTGGCGTACAGAAACATCGACAAGCGGAGAAGATGTGTTAATCCAAGTTCGTATACATGAATCAAAAATAGAACCACAAGGAGAGTTTGGTGATAAAGAAATAGATTATATCCGTGTCTTCACACCATCCGATTGGCAACTATGGAGAAAGGATGCTGAAGCCGAAGAAGATTATTCTCTGGTTGGGGAAGGAACACATTCGTTCGGTAAAGTCCCATTGGTTACTTACTATGTCTCTCGGACAGGCACACTAACAGCAACACCACCTCTGGAAGATTTGGCTTGGATGAATCTCGCTCATTGGCAAAGCATGTCCGACCAACGAAATATACTCCGCTTTGCAAGAGTCGGTCTTTTGTTTGCGGCAGGTTTTTCTGATGAAGAGATGGAAGAAGGGTTGACAATAGGTGCGAATCAACTTATCCGTTCAACTAATTCAGATGCCAAGGTGTCGTATGTTGAACACAACGGAAAAGCCATTGCTTCTGGTCAAGAAGACATAGACAAACTTGAAGAACGAATGAAGGTTCTTGGTCTTCAGCCTTTGATGCGTAGAACTGGAAACCAGACTGCAACAGGCAGAGCGTTAGACGAGTCAAGAACACACACAGCAATACAAGCATGGATACGGTCACTTGAAAATACACTACGACAAGCATTTGAATATGCAACGGAATGGATTAAACTTGAACTTCCAGATGATTTCTACATTGACATCAACAACGACTTTGGTCTTTCTGAACGGGCTGTTGACGATATTAAGAGCCTTATTCAAATGCGTAGCCTATCGCAGATTACCTCGGAAACATTTTTACGGGAAGTCAAGAGGCGTGGCTTGCTTTCAGAAGCGGTGGACATCGAAGAAGAGTTGGTGTCTATTGAAGAGGAAGGTCCTTCTCTCGCCTCTCTATCTCTCCCGTCTGCCGATGAAGAACCAGACTCGGATGCGTATGAAGAAGATGAAGATGAAGAAAAAGAAGTAAATTGACAACCAACACATAACCCGAAAGGCAAATAAGACTAATGACGATTCCCAAAGCACAGATGTCACAAAATTATCGCAACGCAGTTGCATGTATGAGGTGCGGAAGCGTTCTTCACTTAGTAGCAGTACATGGACACACGCAGTGTGCTTCGTGCGGTCAGTTAATAGAGGAATGTTGTCAAGGGTCTCAGCCCAAGCAAGTGGAAAAAGAACCAATAAATGCCACCAACCTTAATAGATAATCTTTTATCAAGAGCGCAAGGGGGCAGAGTTCGTAACTTAGCGATGCAAGTTGCAACAATGGGTGTTAATGGTACTATTCAAGACTCCGCTATTTTGCATGCTGTGTTTTTAGAACGACTAAAAACAAGTGAGGTAAACTCCATGTTGTCATTTTTGAATGACAAAGTGTTTCCTGATGTTGCTAGGACACTAGAAACAAGGTTATCAAGAATAGCATCCCGTGGTTTGGACAGAGGACCTTGGACTACGCAACAATACAGAGAGATGCTTAAAGCAACAGACGGTTTATTGCGAGGTGGCTACAAAGAAGCAGGGGTTAGGTTACAGAGCAGTTTGAAAGACATCGGCATCTATGAAGCAAAGTTCCAAAGGAATGTATTACAAAGCATCATTGATGAAGGTGTAGGAACAGGAATGATTGCTGACATTACACCCCCTTCGTTAGCAACTCTTCGTTCTATTGCAACAAGCAAGCCGTTTGAGGGTAGATTCCTGAAAGAATGGTACGAGGGGTTAGGGGCAAATACACAACAAGCGGTTGCAGACCAAGTTGGTATTGGTGTAGCAACAGGAGATTCCACTAAAAAAATCGTTGACAGAATTACGGGAACACGGGCGGCTAATTTTACTGATGGTGTGATGCACACTTCACGAATACACGCACAGACTATTGTTAGAACTGCTGTTAGTCACATTGTGACACAGGCTCGTGAAATGACATACAAGGACAACAAGAAAGTGATTAAAGGTGTTCGCTATCTTGCAACACTGGATAGTAGAACCACAGATGTTTGTATATCGTTGGATGGTCAGGTGTTCGGTATCTACGAAGGACCACGACCACCCATGCACCACCAATGTCGTTCGACAACTGTTCCTGTTATTAAAAGTTGGAAAGAACTAGGCATAAAACTCAAAGAAGCGAAAGTAGGAACACGGGCATCAATGAATGGTCAAGTTCCTGCAAAGATGAACTACGGTGAGTGGTTGAAGAATCAACCAAAGAGAATTCAGAATGAGGTGCTTGGTCGAAAGAGAGCAACACTGTTCCGAAGAGGTAAAGTTCCTGTTAGTAGGTTCGTTGACAACAGGTACAGGTCACTGACTCTCAAGGAACTAGAAGCACTTGAAGCATACAAAATAAAACACGGAAGATTACCTCGCACAACAAAACTTGCAGGTACAGTTACCCCCAAGAAGGTTGTCACTAAGAAAGTGATAAGGAAGACCGTCACGAAGAAAGTGACAAGGAAGAAGACGGGTGTACGACAACAAGCAACTCGTGAGGCTGTCCGAGAAGTAACTGCGGCAGAAGTAACTGGGGCAGAAGTATCAACAGCAAATATGGAAGGTGCTGAACTTCGTGCGGCTATGAACAAAAAGTTTGCAACAAAGTATGATGAAATTGTTGATGCGGCTGAAAGAAAGTTCCGAATGGCGAATCAAGCATACGATGAAATCATAATGGAAACTATGAAAATGAAAAAACATGTTTTGGAGCAGATGAGATTGCGTAAGACAGGTTGGAAAGAACTCTTAGATGACTTCAATAATATACAACTAGCAAAACAAAAAGAAATAGGAAGACTTTATAGAGTAGCCAGAGATGATTATCGTTCGATTCTAAAAACGATGCAATCGGATATGCACAACTTCATAGCAATCGAGGGTGAAGGGTTGTCGTATGAAATAAACCTTGTACCAAAAGGCACAAGGTTTCAAAAGTCAGGTTACAACAAGCACGGAACTTCAATCGACCCAAATAATGTTATAGGTAAAGTTCGTGATTCAAGAACATTCTTAAACAGTATTGTGAAACAGGATGCGGCAGGATACAGAGATGCACGAACTGGAATCAAAATAGAACACAGGGACTTGACAACAGGGCTAAAAACCAAACCAGACACAGTAGGATACTATCAAAGTTTTGTGAAGAAAGACCCAATGGCGGGTGTTCGCAATGAGGGTCTGCAAGATTTCAACATGATTGCAACAAAGGCATCAAAGAATGCAAGAGCAAACGCATCATCAGATGGAAGTAGACTAGGTGAATGGGCTAAAAAGGCAGACGGTACAGATTGGAGCAAGCGGAACATGGTGTGTTCAAAAGCAGATTCTGTTGAGGTGTTTGTCCACGAAACAGGTCACTTAATAGAGGAATCCAACGTGTATTGGGGCGAAACGATTCACAAGTTTTTACAATCAAGAATCTTGAAAGACATCAAGGCAAAAGGGCTTGGAACAGTTACTGACAAAGCGAGTTTTAAGCAACTTGCTAATAAGGCACTAAACCCCATCAACGCTAATCTTGAAACGGGTTGGCGAGATGATTTCATAAACTCATACTCAGGCAGATGGTATTCCTCAAATGCAACTGGAACAGAAATCACAAGCATGGCGTTGCAACATCTACATGAAAACCCCATGATGTTTGCAAGGCGAGACCCTGAATTGTTTGACTTAATTATCAATCTAGCCAGAGGCAACAGGAAGGCAATCGTAAACTCGTCTTGGTACAACGATGTGATATTTCACGATTTGACAAACTTACAAACATTTATGGGGAATAGAGGGTGGTGATAAAATGATAACAGTACAATTTGACAGCATAACAGCAACAATAAACGATGGAGTATGGAAGACTGACGAAGATAAAAAGACCGAGTTCCTAGAAACAGCACTTAACCTAGGCTTAGAGTTTGACATAATAATAAAAGAATACGGTTGGGTTGGAGAACCAGACACTGACCTGCTGAGTGCCAAGAAGATGGTTGAAAGGTTTGGTGGCAAGATTACCGATAAATCAAAACGTACACCACCACCAGCACACACCGTAGAAGATGCCAAATTAGGTATTGTCTATTAAAGTTCTTAATGATAAAGTGACAGAAAAGTAAGGCGATAAAAGTATTATTGCCGAAGAAGTAGATAACAAGGGTGAGAAACCCGTATTGGCGAGAAGCCAAGGAGATGACAGTATGACAGAATTACAAGCAACACTAATCAATTTAGATGGGGTGGATGAATCCATTGCAACCTTTTATTCAGAACAAGAGGATGGTTCATTTTTGTTGAATGTGACAGGCACAAATGGGTATGAGTTGGAAAATACAACTGCCCTAAAATCCGCACTTGGCAAAGAACGAGCCAACGCACAACAAGCAAGCAAATCATTGAAGATGTTTGATGGTATGGATGCTAACGATGCCAGAGAAGCATTGGCAAAAATGGAAGAAGTTGCGAACTTTGACCCAGACAAACGAGTAGAAGAAGCGATTGCCGCACGGGAAAAACAACTCATCAAGCAACACGAAATGGCTCTTGCTTCATTAAAAGAAGAAAATGGGAATCTTGTTTCTAATCTTGAACAGAATCTCATAACATCTTCTGCTACAAAAGCCATTGCAGAAACAGAGGGGTCAGTAGATTTACTACTACCCCATGTCCTCAATCAAACACGGATGCGAAGAACAGATAATGGCTCGTTCATCGCTGAAGTGGTCGATAGTACAGGTAACCCTCGCATCGGTGATGCACAAGGAAATCCTATGACGATTCCACAGTTGGTTGAAGAAATGAAATCGAG